GATTTGTTTTGAAAATTGGTAATCTTCAGCTATTTTAATTTCTTCATCGAACCCACCCAACTGAGCAAATGTTTTAGACTTAATCATCATAAATCCACCCAAACAGAATGGTGTTGACCACTTTGACACTAACTGTAGAAAATCAAACAAACGGTATATGTTGTTATATTTACCGTTATCACTTCTGAACTTGGTTGTTACCAAATCTAAATCTTTTTTTTGTGTTTTGAGAAACGACCTCTTGATAGTTTTAGGGTCAAGTAGGAATACGTCAGCATCCATGAATAAGACATATGGAGTTTTAACAAATTTAAATCCTCTGTTTCTGGCAATTCCGGGTAGACCACCTTCAGTAATTTGTAAGTCGAATGTATCGACTTTTCTATTTGCTCTTTTTTCAAGTGTTTGTTTTGTAATTTTATCATCTGATGCGTCACAAATAATTACTTTAACATTAAAAATGTCTTGTTGGTAATTTAATAAGTCAAGTGTTTTTAAAATTATGTCTTGCTCATTTTTACAAGGTATAACTATGGTTATATATTTATTTAGTTCCATATAACATATAAATAGGTTTAATTTATAACATTTTAAACACTTAACAATTAAATAATAAATCCCCCACATTTCTGTGAGGGTCTTTATCTTAGAACATATTCAAAAGAAGGTCACCATTTCCTTCCCACATTTTGATTTGTTTCTTTGGAATCCAAAATTCCATCTCACCAATCTCCTCCACTCGTTTAAGGTATTCGTTACGGAAACGCTCAGTTTCTGAACTGTTAGTGATGTATTCAACTTTCATGTGACTTGCACATGTCTTACCCATTTTAGTCAACATAGAGAACTCATCAGTTAAAGTTCTACCACAACACACACAAACATCGCCACGTTTGATTGTCATTTTACCTGCCAATTTTACAGCTTTAGGTGTGATTGCCAAAACTTTAGTAAGGTCCAAAAGTGTAGGGTTGAATTTAAGACCGTAAGTCTCTTTCAACTTTTGTCCGATGTTACGACCTACGATGATAGTGTCACCATCTAAAATAAGGTTCATCTTACGAGTCGCATTTTTAGTCTCCTCTTTTTGGATTTGACCCAATGCTGCTGATACTTGTTTATCAGACAATTTACCAAACTTCTCAAGTTTAGATTTGATATCATTAACGAAGTCACTTGGACCATCGTATGATTGAATTTTTTTCATGTCGTCAGACAATTCAACTTGTTTTGCTTCAACAGCGGCTGATAAGATTTTTTCTACAGCGGCTAATTGCTTTGGTGTTAGCGTGCCGTATTTTTTGATTGCATCTTTCATCTTAATAACGAAAGAGTTAGAGCCTTGGTAGTTTTGTACTTGAGTGATAGTGGACATAGTGGTGTGTTTTATTGATTACCTTACAAAGATAGTAATAAAACTGTAAGTGCAAAAAAAATCCCCACTTTTTTGTGAGGATTTTAATTTTTTACATCATTTCTTCTGCCAAGTCCCAAAGTTTGGTGTTGATTTGGTTTACTGCCATGATGTTTTGTAGTCCACGGAGTTTTGTTCTACGTCCATTCTGAGATGTCATCTCAACTCCACCACGAACAAACTTCTCTTGTACGACGTTAAAAACTTTCCACATATCGTCACCTTCATCTTCCATACGATTTGGTGTTAGAAGTCCTACAATCTCCATATCCTTTAGGACTTTATCCTTACCGAAACGGACCTCAGCAGATTTACGAAGGAAATCAATTTTCTCATCGGTTGAAAGTTCACGCTCCATCATTCGTTGAACTGACGTTTCAATCTTTGGTAATCGTCCTGCGAATGACTCTGTTAATCTTTTAACCTCATCCAAATCAAATCGTGAGTGACGAAGGTTAAAAGACTCAGATAGTGCTGTTGGTACAGTTAAACCATTTGAACAAACCAATCGGTGAAGTCCTGCACTTACTCGGAATGTCGCCATACCGTTGTGTGAGTTTCTGATGATTGCTTCAACCAAAGTGTCTCCAACTTTTGGTAATTCACCGTTACGTAATCGTAGTTCGTGTACTGAGTGTAATCCTCTACCTACTTGTTTTGCTGATGCCAATTGCCAACCCTCTCGTTCGAAGTTTTCCAAGATGTCCAAAGTAGGTACGAATACATACCTGTCTGACATTTTAGGTGATGCTGATGTTGCGAATACTGAAGGGGTTGTGTTTTTTAGGTCGTTTAAGTTTATCATATATTTCTGTTTTTATGTTTTTCTTTTCTATTATACGCTTTCTTATTCTTATGAACGATAGGACGAGTCGCCTGCCAAATTTCCTGAATTGTAACTTCTATTGTTTTCATAACTTTAAGTGTGTATCATTTAACCCCAACAAAGATATATAACATTCTTTAATAAACCAAAACTTTTTTTATTTTTTTTTACAAAACTAATGAACCGACAAGTTCTTTGATTCTATCTTCAGATACTACACCAACAGATGTTTCTCTTAATTCTGAACCATCAAACGTTTTGATTGCTGGTATACTTCTTACACCATACTCAATTGCAATTTCTTTGTTATCGCCTTCATCAATGTTCATTGTATACATTTGAATATTTGTAGTGTTGCTACTTGCAACTCTTTCAAATACAGGTTTTAACATTTTACAAGGTCCACACCAAGGTGCCCAAAATTCAACAACAACTTTTTCTCCGTTGTTTAACTTTTCTTTTAATTCACTATTTGTAATCTCCATCTTTATTTTTTTTTATTTAAAATCTTCCTAAATAAACTATTAGTTTTATGCTCTTCTTTATAATAGTTTCCTTTAGGATTTTTATTCTTTTCCGCATCCATATGTCCACGATGATATGCCCTATTTATAATATTTTCTTCGTGTTTTTCTAACGTATTTGTTTTATCTATAATTTCTTCAATTAATAGTAATACATCAGGGTTTGTTTCAATTCCCTTCTTTTCTTTTAACCAATTTCTTAATTCTTGTCGGAATGTTTTCATAGTGAATAAAATATAATTTATTAATTTATTAATGTCAAATAATTATTATTTGGTTTACATGTACTTACTTCTATAATAATGAATCAATTTTTGTATTGGTTCGAACAGTAATTTAGGATATTCATTATTTAAAAAGTTAATTAGTTCTGAAATAGATTTAAATTTTTTTGGTGTGTGACTTGTTGTAATTCCTTGGTTGTCATAATCGTCATAACTATCTTTAGATTCCATGTCTTCAAAATATGAACCGTCAACAGGTGTTCTGCAATTACCGTCCCAATAAGGTGTTGCAAAACCAACTAATTTAGAATCAATATCTTCATATTCAAAAATAAGATAACCACCAAAACCGTCCCATTGTAGTTCTAAACTAACTGTGTCATCTTCAAAACTATACTTTTTATTTACTAAATCAGTGTGACTAAAAAGCATAGATACAAGTTGATAAGCGAATCCACAATCAATATGTATTTCTTTATCTCTTAATAGAAAAATTATTTGTTCTAAATCTAATCCAGTGTAATCTGAAATTTCATAGAAATCCATACCATCATTCCACATCTTATAGACAAGTCTTGAGTTCTTTTCAAAATTAGATTCAAAAAGAATTTTATATTGTGATTCCGTTATTATTATTTTCATCATCTTATATCAACTTCAACATCAATTGGTAATCCATACTTTTCAAGTAAATTATAAAAATAATCGTAAGCTACACTTCTAAGATAACCTGTTAAATCACCCGTCTCGTAAAACTCTCTTGCGATATTTAACGCTTCATAAATTGAAACCAATTCCATTCGGTAATTTTCATCATTTACGTTACCGTCTTCATCTTCATCATCATAAATTGTTGTTTCAATTTCACCGTTACCATCCGCGTCTAACATTAAAATAACCACTTCTATATTGATACTCAGTTCATAACTATCAAATCCAACAACTTTAAAATCGGCATTTAAATTCTGAACATCGTCTTGTATTCTAAATGTTTTATCACTTATTTCCTTAACTAATTTATCGTATAATACGTCTCTACCACCATTATATTCATACCAAATAGGTAAAACTTGTAGGTAATCTTCTCGAGTATTTTTTGTTATCCCTAAAACGTGATATAACATCTCATCTAAGAATGGTTCTTCACCATTCTTTTTTTGTCTATCCCAAAACGCATATAAAAACTCACGAAGATTGTCTTCGGTAAGTTTACTGTATTGGGCTTCTGTGATTATTATTTTCATTATACAAATTTAGCGTATTTACTAAGTGAAACATAATCGGCACTTACCCACGCATAATCATCTTCAGCATCAACCGTTGAGTCTAATTTTACATAATACCATTTATCGTTTTGTGTCACATCTTTAATGTCTTTGATAACACCAACAGGGTTAGGCCATTTAACCATTCCTATTTTATTATCTATAAATCCATTATTTACCTCAGGTGTGTATCTTAAATTCACATAATCGGTGTCAGACCTTTTAGTTGGATAAACAACCTTATTGATATAATACATTCTTTCCCAAGTTTTATAATCAACACCATCTGGTATTGTACCTGAAAATTCTGTGTGAGGATTTTCACCTGGCTTTGGTTTAACTTGTGATGTTTGTTGTGGTTTTTGTTTTGTTTTAGATTTTAACTCTTGTGCGTATTTTTTAAAAGCCTCTTGATTTGTAACCATTCTATCGGCAACACCACCTTTGTATTTTGGATTCTTTGCTTGTGAAAAATCTATATCCCAACCTTGTAAGTATTTTGTAGCGGCGTCTTCCCAATTGCCAGCATTAATCGCTTCAACCCATTTGTAACCTTTTTTTGCTTCACCTCTATAAACTGAATTTACAAGTGCCTTTCTTACATATAACGGGTAGTTGTCATACTTTGGGAAAAGAGATTTAGTTTTATTTTCTTCTTTTTGAATATCTGATGTTAATAATTGTTCCGCCTTAGATTTTGTTATAACATTTCCAATTTTAGCTTCAGGCCCTGTATGTCCCCAACCAATAGTTAATGTTCCTCCTCTTTTTTTATTCGGAGCACTTACAAAAGTCTTAGGGTTTTTAGGGTCAGCATCATCAAAAACATAGTGTTTACCTGATGAATTAGTCACTTCATTTTCGTAAGACTTAATGGTTTCTCTAAAATCTTCATCACCAGCAAGTGATGCTGCCTCAGTCAATAATCTTAATTGTGATTCTGTAATAATAATTTTCATATTTTATAAATATTTCAAGCACAAAAAAAGTCAGGTTTCCCTGACTTTTATATATAATACACGATTTTATAAACCGTATAATTGTGCCTTAGCCCCAAGTAATTCAACCGCCTTAGTAACTGCCAAATCTTTGGTTTTTAATCCTCTCTCAATTACTTTTTTTGCGTGATACACAACATAGTCTGTAGCCTTCACCTCAGCCTTTACAAAATTGTACTTACTCTCTTTTTTAGGTTTCAATGTGTCCTTAGCGTAGATGTCATAGAATCCAACTTTGCAAATGTAACGTCCTTTGTTTCCTGATTTTGTTGCCATAATTTATTGTTTATTTTTTAAGTGGTTAATATTAATACAAATGTATAAAACTTATTTCGTTTAATCAAAACTTTTATTAATTATTTTTTTTCTTTTTTTCTTCCCTGACAATGGGCTCTTTGTGAAAAACCTTTTGGGTTGTTACAATCAATAGACCTTTTGTATTTATTGGACCACTTCTCAATTAACATTTCAAGTTGTTCTTCTGTAATTATTATT